GGATATAATATGCATGCAATAATAACAGACGGATCAATATCAAAATATGTAAACCATCCTAAACCTTTGGTTATAGGAGATGTTCAATACCCAGCTAGAATTTTTTCTGCATGGACTGCAAGTGAACTAGCAGCAATTGGAATTATAGAAGTAACATTTGACGATAGTAATAAAAAAGATGAACAATGGTATATCAATACTAATCAAACTTTTACCTATGATGCAGATGCTGGAACTGTAACTGCAGCTTATGGAACAGCCACTGCTAAAGCTCATGCTGATAGAAATGCTACTGACGAAGATGGAGTTGAACTTGATCCAGTTGTAGTTATTGAAGGATTAAAAACAAAATTAATTAGAACAGTCAAAGCTCAAGCAGAGGGTTTATTAAATCAAACTGACTGGTACATAACACGTAAGGCAGAAAAAAATACAGCCATCCCTAGTGCTATTACAACATGGAGAGATGGTATTAGAACTAAACAAGCAGCAATGGAAACATCAATTACTAACGCAAGTAATACTCCAGCTCTTGAGACTTTATACGCATACACTACAGATAGTGATGGTGTAACTTCAAGACCATTAGGAGAATTCCCAGAATTAGGATCTTAATATGCCTCTTATTTTACCAGGTAATGTAGGGTCAGCAACAGCATCTACTAGTTATAATGTATCTAACTCTATAAGATTAAATGATGGTGATAGTCCAAGATTAAGAAATGCTTTTGGAACACCAACAAATAGAAAAAAATATACCTTTAGTGCATGGATGAAAAAAGGTAAAGTTGGAAATACTTCTGGTGGAACTGAAGATACTCTTTGGGGTGTTTATACTGATGGTAGTAATTATTCTTATTTAAGAATTAATACTGGGCCACAATTTGAATGGAAAATTAGAGAAGGTGGTTCAACAGTAGGTAAAATTCAAACAAATGCTCTGATAAGAGATCCGTCTGCTTGGCTACATATCGTTGTAGCATACGATAGCACACAAGGAACTGCCGCAAACAGAATGAAAATGTATATCAATGGAACACAAGTTTCATCTTTTGATACTGAAACTTATGTAAATCAAAATGTTGAAACTACATTTAATGAAAGTGGACAAAATTTAGACATAGGATCAGATGGTAATGGTGCTGGATATTTTGATGGTTACATGGCTGAAGTTGTATTTATTGATGGACAACAATTAGCACCAGATCAATTTGGAGAATTTGATAGTGATAGTGGAATATGGAAACCAATAGATGTATCTGGTTTAACTTTTGGCGATAATGGATCATATCTTGATTTTGAAGATAGTTCTGCTTTAGGAAATGATGTTTCTGGTAATAATAGAGATTTTGCAAGTACAAATTTAGCCGCAACAGATCAGAGCATAGATACCTGCACAAATAATTTTGCAACAATGAATTCAATTGATAATCTTGCTGCTGGTTCAGCTTTTAGTGAAGGTAATTTAAAAATTGTAACAACAAGTGGAAATATAACTTACAATACTTCTACAATAGGTTTTTCTTCTGGTAAATGGTATATGGAAACAAAATTAGCTGGAAGTGCTGGATATACAGTAGGTGTAGTTAGAGGTGTTTCAACAGCAAATGATAATGACAATAAACTTGGAAACAGAGCTGATGGTTGGAGTTATGATGATGGTGGAGATGTAGAACATAATGGTGGATCTTTAACTGGTAGTTTTGCTTCTTATAGTTCTGGAGATATTATTGGTGTTTATGCCGATCTTGATAATAATGAATTATATTTTTCTAAAGATGGAGCATTACAAAATAGTGGAACAGGATTAGCTTTGACTGCTGGAACTTATTTTTTTGCTGTAGGAGATAACAACGCATCTAACTCATCTACTTATGAAGTTAATTTTGGTGGAACAAATACTTATTCTGTTTCATCTGGCAATACAGATGGGACCTATGGAAATTTTGAATATTCAACAACAATAACTGGCGATGGTGCAAGTAAAACTTTTAAAGCACTTAACACAAAAAACCTAGCGGAGTATGGATAATGGCTTTACATTCGTTACACTCATGCAAAGAAATTAAAGGAGACCTTTAATGGCTTATACAACTATAGATAACCCAGAACTTTATTTCCAAACAAAGTTATATACTGGAAATGCAACAGATGATACTGCCATTACTTTAGATGGCTCTGAAAATATGCAACCTGATTTGATATGGACTAAAGAAAGAAGTCAAGCTGGAAACCATAACCTTTTTGATTCTGTCAGAGGAATTTCTAAAAGACTAAGAACTGAAACTAATGCCGCTGAAGGAACTTTAGACCCTGTCAATCAAATAAAAAGTTTTGATAGTGATGGATTTACATTAGGAACAAATAATGGAAGTAATGAAAATTCAGTAACTTTTGTATCATGGAATTGGAAAGCTGGAACATCATTTAGTAATGATGCAAGTTCAACATCAATAGGAGATATAGATAGTTCAGGAAGTGTATCACAAATATCAGGTTTTTCAATTTGTTCATACGCTGGAAGTGGATCATCTGGTGATACAATAAAACATGGGCTCAGCACAGCACCAAAAATTATTATAATAAAAAAAAGAAGTGCTTCTGATAATTGGACTATGTTAAATACAAATATTGATTTAAATACACACTTGCATTTGAACACTACTGATTCGGCAGTTTCCGATCCAATGTTTACCAATACTGCTCCAACAACAAGTGTATTTACTGTTGATAGCGATGGTCAAGTTAATGAAAGTGGACACACATTTATTGCTTATTGTTTTAGTGAAGTCAAGGGATACAGTAAGCTAGGATTATACAAAGGAAATGGAAATGCAGATGGAACATTTGTTTATACAGGATTTAAACCAGCTTGGGTTCTGATGAAAGCAACAACTGCAGGTGAACATTGGAATTTGCATGATAATAAAAGAGACCCTATAAATGTTTGTGATGCAGGATTAAAAACAAATGAAAGTAATCAAGAAGAAGATGCTGATAGGTTAGATTTTGTAAGTAATGGTTTTAAACATAGATCATCAAGTGGTGGTTACAATAGTTCAAACACTTTTATTTATATGGCTTTCGCAGAAGCGCCGTTTGTTAATTCTAATGGAGTTCCTGTAAACGCAAGGTAAAATATTATGTTACAAAAAGTAAATTTTCAACCAGGATTTAATAAACAAGTAACCGCAACCGGAGGTGAAGGCCAATGGATAGAAGGTGACAATGTTAGATTTAGATATGGTACACCTGAAAAAATAGGGGGTTGGGCTCAATTAAGTTCTGTTGATATAACAGGACGTAACACAGCGCTACACCATTTTGTAAATGCTAGTGGTATTAAATATGCAGCGTTAGGCACAAATAGAATATTATATGCTTATTCTGGTGGTATTTTTTATGACATACACCCAATTAAATCCACTACAACTTTAACATCTGCATTTTCTACAACTAATGGATCTGCAACTGTTACAATAACTTTTGCATCTGCACACAATATAAATAAAGGTGATATTATTTTATTAGATAGTTTTACATCTATTACTAACTCTGGTTTTTTATCAGGTGATTTTGACAACAAAAAATTTCAAGTAAAAACTATACCTACAACTACTACACTAACAGTTAGTATGGCATCTAACGAATCAGGATCAGGTGCATCAACATCTGGTGGTATTCGTGTTAAACATTATTATCCTGTCGGACCAGCAGTTGAGGTTGCAACAACAGGTTGGGGCCTTGGATCATGGGGTGGTGTAGCACAAGGACAATTTACATCAACATTATCATCAGGAATAAATGCATCAGTTACATCATTAACTATGGCAAGTTCAACATCGTTTCCATCATCAGGTACAGTACAGATTGGTTCTGAACTAATTACTTATACAGGGAATAGTGGAGGCACACTATCTGGATTAACGAGAGGTGCAACAGGGACCACGGCTGCAACACACTCATCAGGTGCAACAGTTACAGATGCATCTGAATTTTTTGCATGGAATGGATCTACTTCTGGAGATATTGTAACAGCACCAGGTTTATGGTCATTAGATAATTTTGGTAACAAACTTATTGCAACTATATCAGGAGGAGAAACATTTGAATGGGATTCCGATCCAACAGGTGCAACAGGAACAAGAGCAACTATACTTGCTAATGCACCTACATCATCTAGTTTTAGTTTAGTATCTACACCGGATAGACACTTAATATTTTTTGGAACAGAAACAACTATTGGTACATCAAGCACAAGAGATGAAATGTTTATACGATTCTCGGACCAAGAATCTATTGATGAAACAACGTCTTATGCACCTAGTGCAACTAACACTGCAGGTACACAAAGACTTGCAGACGGATCAAAAATTATAGGAG